GCTATGACAGAAAAGAGCTGACTGCAATCAAGCGTGCGTTCAAAGCAATGGACGATCAGGCGCTCGAAGAAGCCAAAAAGAAATCCAATGCTTTAGCCGATTTCTTGCGTGGCAAGATCATTACAGCTTCATACGGACGCGAGAAAGCTCCTGAAGTAGCACGGCGCATCGCTGAAGGATCAAAGGTAAGCAAATCGTCAAAGCTTGGTGAATTGTCTATCGGTTACGCGGCACAACGATTCTCAGGCGGTGCAACGACTCAACAACTTTGGGGCGGCATGGAATTCGGATCAAAGAAATTCAGTCAATTCCCGACATGGAATCCGCAAGGCTGGTTCATATATCCCACGCTTCGCGCTAATCAGGGCGAGCTTGTGAAACAATGGGAAGAATCATTCTCGGAGATTGTTAAGAGGTTTGACTAATGGCAGGATCACGCACACTCAAGCTGTCGATACTTGCTGATGTCGATGATCTACGCAAGAAACTAACCGAGAGTTCGAATGAGGTCGAAGGCTTTGGCAGTAAGGTCGCAGACTTTGGCAAGAAAGCGGGATTGGCATTCGCGGCGGCAGGTGCGGCGGCGGCGGCATACGCTGGCAAGCTTTTGGTCGATGGTGTTAAAGCGGCAATCGAGGACGAGAAGGCACAGACGGCTTTAGCGACTAGCCTTCGCAATGTCGCAGGCGCAAGCGATGAAGTTGTTGCCAATGTCGAGAAATACATATCAAAGACGGCTGTGGCAGTCGGTGTCACTGATGATCAATTGCGTCCAAGCTTTGATCGCCTGGTACGCAGTACCAAAGATGTTGAAGCGGCTCAAAGACTTCAGGCGCTCGCTTTAGATGTTGCGGCGGGAAGCGGTAAATCTCTCGAATCGGTCAGCGCGGCTTTGGCTCGCGGCTTTGATGGTAATACTGCGGCGCTCGGTCGCTTGGGCATAGGACTTTCAGCCGCCGAATTGAAATCAATGACTTTTGATGAAGTCACAAAACAACTTGCAACAACTTTTGGCGGTCAAGCCACAGAGCAAGCTGAAACATTCTCAGGCAAGATGGAACGATTAGGAATTGCATTCGATGAAGCCAAAGAGACTGTCGGATCATTTGTACTCGATGCCATCACGCCATTAATTACCAATTTTGTTGATAAAGGCATACCCGCGATCCAAGATTTCGCAGACAAGATTGGCAATCAATTATCGCCTGTCTTCACAGACTTATTTATTTTTATTCGCGAAGAAGCATTGCCAGCATTGCAGAGATGGTATCAATTTCTGGTCAATGTGGTCATACCCGCAATAATCAAGACCGTCACACCGGTCATTCAAGGCATATTCTCAGCTTTCAACAAAGTCAAAACTGCAATTGATCAGAATTATGAATCACTCAAGCCATTGATTGATGGCTTCAAAGCTTTTGTGAAATTCCTTGTCTCAGATGTATTGCCAATTGTCGGCAAGGGATTAGGCACGGCATTCTCAGCTTTAGGATCAATCATCGCGGGGCTGGTCAAAGGATTTGCGGCAGTCGGCGATGCAATTGGCGATGTGGTCAGTGGCGTTAAATCTTTGATCAATTTAGTCACGGGCAATCCTGTCGTGAAAGGCATTAGCAATCTGATTTCATCGGCTTTTGGTGGCGGTCGAGCTGAAGGTGGATCAGTCAAAGCTGGTACTTCGTATGTCGTAGGTGAGCGCGGCGCTGAAATGTTCGTGCCAAAGACTGACGGCGTGATCGTGCCGAATAACAAGCTTGGCGGCGGTGGAGTGGTCAATAATTTCAACATCAATGTGACAGGTGCGCTTGATCAGGAAGGCGTGGCGCGTCAGATTGTGGATATTCTGAACAATAGCTTTTATCGCGGCACAATCGGAGCGGGCGGCTTGGTGTCAGCATGACGGCTTATACGCCCGAATGGAAGGTCTTAATTGAAGGCGTGGAATACCAAAATATTACGCTAACCAATCTGACAATTTCATCAGGTCGCACAAATATCTATGAGCAAGCTGTGGCGGGATATTGCAATCTGCAACTAATCAAGCTTGACAATACAACGACCACCCTTGACATCAATGACGGTCTGACCGTACAGATCAAGGATTCAACGGGCGCTTATGTCAATATTTTTGGCGGCTTTATTGCCGAATATTCAACTGAAATCACATCAGTGGGTACGGTAGGCGATGCTCAGACAATTAGCATCATTGCGCTTGGAGCTTTGGCGCGATTGCCGCGATCTTTGACGCAAGGCGTACTCAGCACCGACTTTGATGGCGATCAGATATACACGATCCTGGAACAAGTTTTATTTGGTCGCTGGAATGATGTGCCTGCCGCATTGACTTGGGCAAATTATGATCCTACGGAGACTTGGGCTAATGCTCTAAATACAGGCTTGGGCGAAATAGATCGTCCAGGCGATTATGAGCTGGCAAATCGATCTTCCAGCACGACTGATATTTATTCGCTTGTTGCGGCGCTGGCGACATCGGGACTTGGTTATATTTATGAAGACGCATCAGGTCGCATTGGTTATGCCGATTCAACCCATCGAAGTCAATATCTCGCGGCAAATGGATATGTGGACTTATCAGCTAACACTGACGCTTTGGCGCGTGGCTTAAAGACGGCAGTGCGCGGCGGCGATGTCCGCAATTCGATTACCATTACATATAAAAACGGACAACAACACAGTGCCCAAGATGCAACCTCAATTGCTTTGTACGGCAAGTTGGCGCAGAACATATCGACATCGCTTGAGCATGGTTATGATGCAACAAGTCAGGCTCAATTCTATTTGACGCTAAGAGCCTATCCACGCGCGATATTTGATTCGGTCAGCTTTAATCTGGCAAATAATTTGATCAGTAACAACGATCGAGATGCGCTCATTAATGTCTTCATGGGAATGCCTGTCAATATCACGGGCTTACCCATCAACATGGGATCAAACTTTCAGGGATTTGTTGAAGGCTGGACTTGGACGGCTGGCGTTAAATCAGTGACGCTAAAACTCAATGTCTCACCCGTATCATTCTCGCTTCAGGCATTCCGATGGAATTCCGTGCCTGTCACCGAGTATTGGAACACCTTATCCCCTACACTCACATGGCTAGATGCCACAATCGTGGCATAAAGGAGAACAAATATGGCAACCACGACCACCAATTTTGGGTGGGATATTCCTCAATCGACTGATCTAGTCAAAGACGGTGCAACGGCAATTGCGGCGCTTGGGCAGGACATTGATACCGCTTTGGTCGATCTCAAAGGCGGCACAACGGGGCAAATCCTGGCGAAGAATTCAAACACTGATCTTGATTACACCTGGATAAACAATGATCAAGGAGACATCACGGCTGTCACGGCTGGAACGGGTCTTACAGGCGGCGGCACGACAGGAGCTGTCACTTTAACCAATGACATGGCAACGACCATCACGGCATCAGGCGATATTGTGGTGGGAACGGGATCAGGCACATACGACAATCTGCCGATTGGCACGACAGGTCAGGTTTTAACAGCTGACACGACCGTTTCACCATACAAAGTTAAATGGGCGGCGATACCATCATCGGCACCAACTTTTAGTGGCGCATTAGCTTATAACAACGCAACCACAACTGTCGCAAATAATTCAGAGGCTTTCTTCACATACAACTCAGAAACTTATGACACAGACGGGTATCACAGCACATCAACTAACACAGGCAGATTGACAATCCCGACAGGCAAAAGCGGGTATTATTTGGTGTATTCATTAGCGCGATTTGCCGCAAATGCCAATGGTGTGCGTACCATGCAAATCACACAAGGCGCATCACAAACCTCAATCGCAGTCATTGAACAAACACCTGGCGGAGTCAGTTCAAACACAGGCTTTTATGCCAGCACAATTCGATACGCGGCGGCAGGCGATTATTTTGAAACTAAAATTTATCAAACATCAGGCGGCGATTTAAATGTGCTCGGTGGCGATAATCAGAATTATATGGGTATCCAATACTTAGGAGCTTAATTATGATCCAATTTAATATACCAACAAAACTTGATGGCGCACGCCTTATTGAAGAATTAGATGCCGCAGGTGTATCAGTCGCAATTAATTTAGTTTATGGGCGCGCCTGTCCTACTATTCACGAAGGCTTTATGTATCTTGACATTGAGGAAGCAGATAAAGCAAAAGCGCAGGTCGTTGTCGATGCACATTGACGGAACGGCGCAAAGGCTTTGCGAAATAGCATTAGCTGAAGTCGGTTATATCGAAACGCCTGACAACATTACAAAGTACGGTGAATTCACAAAAGCCAATGGGCTGGCTTGGTGTGGATCATTTGTCAATTGGTGCGCTCATCAAGCTGGCGTGAAATTGCCATCGATGGTAAGCACGGCGATGGGAGCGGCTCGCATGAAAGATGTCGGTCGCTGGCATACAGAGAATCCACAGCCAGGTGATCTTGTATTTTTTGACTTCCCGCACGATGGCGTGGATCGCATTAGTCATATCGGAATTGTTGTGAAAGTCCAGGACGGCGCAATCATTACTGTCGAGGGTAATACCGCACCTACGGGCGGGAATCAAAGAAATGGCGGCATGGTCATGATCAAGACTCGCTCGCTTGGGGCAGGCTCGCCCGTAGTCGGTTATTCACGACCTAAATACACACCGTCAAAGCTTGAGTATCCTGAAGTCAAGGCAAGCGAGGAAGCCGCGAGCAAAGTCAAGAAGAAAGGCAAAAAAAAATGAATCAAGCAAAGGCACTTCTCGCGTCTTGGGCGCGATCATTCCTTGCGGCTGGATTAGCTGTATATCTTGCTGGCGTAACCGAGCCGAAGGCGATTGCAATGGCAGGCGTAAGCGCCGTTGCACCCGTGATCTTGCGATGGCTAAATCCCAACGATTCCGCATTCGGGCGCTCAAAGGCTTAATCACAGGACTTCTTGCGCTAGGGGTATCAAGCTGTGGTTACGATGGGTGGGTCAGATACCCCTGCCAAGAGTTCGAGAATTGGTACTCCAATGAATGCCAGCCGCCACAATGCAAAGTCACGGGAGTCTGTGCTTCAGACTTGGTTGGCGACATCGTTGAACGCTCGAAGCCCTAAATATCAGCGCCGACTGACACCTGAAGACATACACGCTCGATTGATCCTGATCATTGGATCAGTCCTGGCTTTTGTATTTCTCATTATCAGCTTTGGCATTACTTACGCATTGATATTTGTGACGCAACCTATTGGCGCGCAGGCTCCTAATGATGCGGCATTTATTGATCTTCTCAAGACGCTGGCGATATTTCTGACCGGTGCGCTTGGTGGCGTACTTGCAGGTAATGGCTTAAAGTCCAAGCCAAAGCCAGGCGACACGCCGAAATCTGAACGGGATTCTTGATTCTGTCAGAGCTGTGCTTCACACTGATACAAGAGCGACCGAATGTGCCGCTCGATCAGGAGCAAGACAATGGAAGAAATCAATATGAGCGTTGCAGGCATTCTCACCTGCATGGCGCTTATGGCTTTAGCGTATATGGTCGGATTTAGCAAGGGTCATGAAGACGGGTGGGGCGAAGGCTATGCACGCGGTTTCTCACGCGGCAAAACTCGCGGATCATCACAGGTTGGAGCTGATGAATAATGGCATTCAATTTAGACAATTATGAAGATGTAAATGCCAGGATCAAGCGATTCCGATCCGAATTCCCGACAGGTCGCCTGGAATGCTACATCGAGGACATTGACATCAAAGCTGGATATATCTTGGTCAAAGCTTTGGCATTCAGAAATTATGAGGACGAAAAGCCAGCCGCTACCGATTACGCCTATGAAGTACGCGATTCATCAAAGATCAATGCAAATTGGTGGGTCGAGAATTGCGTGACATCGGCATACGGTCGCGTCATTGGCGCTTTAACGCCTTCTGAAGCCCGTCCGACCCGTCAGGACATGGAGCGGGTACAAAGAATTGAAGATGACCACAAAAGCCGCCAGGACGCGGCACACGGGCTTTTAACGGCATACGAGATTGAGCAGATGAAAGCCAAAGCTCAAACGGATCAGTGGAGTAATCCCGTGCCATCGATGGCTGAAGCCATTGAGTCATTACAGGCAGGGTTGGGCGGTCAGATCGTGCCACAACCACCTGTATGCAAGCACGGTCACATGCTTGAGAAATCAGGCACTTCAGACAAAACGGGCAAGGCTTATCATGGCTATACCTGCCCGTCAAAGTCGCGCCAGGATCAATGTGCGCCAATATGGTGGAAGCAAGTCGATGGGCAATGGCTGAGCCCAAGTGACTATCAGGATTATTTGAATGAGCGTGGTCGATGAAAAGCCTGCGCGATATTGCTTTGGAATTGGCGGCAATCACGGTCATTGCTGATTCTGCCAAAGATGCCAAAGAGAAGCTGAGAGCCGAATTTGCTCAAGCTTTAGAAGCTATCGGAGCTGATGCGGCAAAGGCAAATCTTGATGGCGATGAAATCGCCAAAGTGTCGCTGATTAAGCCTAAGCGATCTGCGGTCATAACCGATGATGCCGCATTCTTGCGCTGGACGAAAGAGAATGCACCGACCGAAATCATCGAATCGGTACGAGAGTCATATCGCAAGGTATTGCTCGAAGACATCGAGATTGACGGCAACGATGCAATACACCCGACATCGGGCGAAATCTTGTCATTCATCACCATCGTGGATAAAGCGCCATATATCAGCACACGCTTCCAGCCTGATGGTAGGACAAAGGTTATCGATGCCATTGCATATCATCGATTGCCGATGATGATGACGCTCAAGGAGCTGACCGAATGAAATACACCTTGACGGCAGAACAACAAATCAAAGCAAGTCAAGTCGGTCAAATCAGAGCTGAAAGATATTGGGCTCAATTCTCAGGTGCATATACCCGCAAGGAAGACAATCCAGGAGATTGGAATCGCTTAAAGTCTAATTTCTTTGAATTTTGTGCTTTGCAAATGGAATCAATTGCGGCTGAGATGGTCGTGGGCGAATATCTAGGGCTTCCGTATGGCGATCTTGGTGATGAACGCTTTAAATCACAAGCTGATGTGGGATCAAATATTGAAGTCAAATGGACGAAATGGGCTGATGGATCATTGATCATTGTGCCGCGTGACCGGTCATCAGACATCGCCATTCTTGTCACGGGATCGTGTCCGACCTATTACATCAAAGGCTGGATACCGATCGCTGTGGCTAAACAAGACCGATTCAAATCGAGCAAAGATTCATCGTGGTGGGTCGGTCAATTACACCTGCGATCCATCGATACTTATAGGAGATCGTCTTATGCTGAAAATACTATGCCGAATCTGCAAGCTTAAGACCGAGCATTCGATCGTGCGTGACTTCCAGGATCGCATGCCAGCCGACAAGGTGGTCGCAGAATGTCACGGCTGTGGCGTGATGGGCGTTGTGCAATTAGAGACATTCGAGCCCAATGTCTGACTTCTCACGGCAATGGCTTGAAGCTTTGGCATTGGAGATCGAGCAAATATACGCCGATGCAGAGTTATGCACAGATGTGGAGCGTATAGTGGAATACATCAGGCAGTGGCGAAAGTAGGTGTCCGAATTGTCAAGAATCACCCAATCTTGCACGCTCAGACTTGACAGCATCAGTACGCTCCTGGCGCGACCGCGAGCCGCTTCGCGTGTTAGCTCGCTGGGTCGATCGCTAAGGCAAGTCCTATGTCTTAGCGGCTTTGCGGCTCTGACGGTCATATCTACACCTGCAAATGCTTATCAAAATGATGTGATGAATTTGAAACTATATGCTCATAATCTAATTAGCAATTGGAATGAATTTGTATGCTTCAATGATCTAATACATCGTGAATCGTCCTGGCGTTATTGGGCAAAGAATGGAAGTCATTACGGTCTAGGACAAATGCGATCCACCTGGTATCGCGATCTAAACCCAAGACAACAAATAAAAGCAACATTGCGTTATATAGATTCAAGATATGATGGCAAGATATGTGATGGAGCATTGGCATCATCACTTAAGCGAGGCTGGTATTGATTACCGTGTTAATGGGCGCTCCTGGAGCTGGTAAGACAACCTGGCTCAAACAGAATCGAAATGATGAATATGTCGCATCAACTGAAGCGATACGCATTGTCCGCGATCTAGATCGTGATGAGTTTATGGCTAGTTTAAGAGCCAATGGCAAGCGTGCATTACAACAAGGCAAGAGCGTCATTGTCGATGGTACAAATACCATTGAAAGACATCGCTTGTATTGGCTTAATGTAGGCAAGAGCCTGGATCATGAGACTCGATTGATTAGCTTCGATGCAAGTCTTGAGAAGCTATTACACGCACAAACCCTGAGACAGTATCCAGCTCCTTACCCTGTCGTTGTAGATCATTACAAGAGGTTTAAGCTGGCACTGAAGGCTATCGATCAAGAGGGTTGGGATTACATCGAAAGGAGATCAAGGTGAGTTCATCACTGCGTAAGACAGGCAGTACGACCCAATGGCGCAAGATTCGAGAGATGGTCTTTAAGCGTGATGGTCGGTATTGCT